ATTGAAACGAGTTATTAAGTTTGGAAGTTGCATTCTAGCTTCAGCTAAGAAATGTTCTTTAGAGAATTTTCCCTCTTGAATTCCGTTATATTTTTCTTGTAAAGTTCTCATATTATTTATTTTCGTCTAAGTAATCAAACATTTTTGTGTGTGAAGGACGTTTAGGTCTTTCAACTGTTTTATAACCTAATTTTTCAGCTGTTTTAGTAGCTGTATTTTTACCTTGTCCTTTTTTAGAAAAAGCAAATGGAGTTGATGGTACTGCCATACCTGCTGTTGTTGACATTTCTGCCAATACTTCCTGTATTGCTTTTAGTACTTCTGATCTTTTCATAGATTTCTTAATTCATTTACTAATTCATAGTACTGCATTAATGAAACTAAATGATTATCATCTACTTTTTGTGTATTTTTTATAGGAATAATTACTTTTTGAATCTCTTCTAATTTAATTTTTACTACTTTATCAGTAATATTCTTTTTTAATTTAGAAATCTCTACTTGTAATTTAGTCATTTCTTCATTTACTACGTTTCTTAGTCTTGTAGAAGAGTTAACTGATACTATAAATTCCTTCAAGATGTTTTTCTGTTCTGGAAGTAAATCTTTATATTGGTGATTAAATTTCTCTAGTAATATTTTATATGTTAAAAGTCTTAAATCTTTATCATATTTAGAATACTCTTCAATTAAAGCATTTTTTACTTGACCGGCTGCTGTTTTACTTTGAGTTAAGTGCTCAAGTATTGTAGTTTTATTGTCAACAAATACATCTAGGTCTACAAGTTCTGCTGCATTTTGTGCTTCCATTAAACAATATAAAGCTGCTAGAGGCTTATATGCTTCTACCTTAATAGAAAAGAACTCCTCTAAATCGTAATGACTCTTAAGTTCTTTTATAAGCTCATATTTTTGCTTACTAAGAGATTTTGCATCTAGTTTTCTAGAAATCTCTACAATGGTGCTTAGTATTGATTCTGCTTTTTTAGGGCCAATGCCTTTATTTTTTAGTACAAAATCGTATAATTTAAACTCTCTTACTAGTGTTGTGTTTCCTGTATAAAATTTTCTTAGTACTGTCAATGCCGGGGAATCTCTTTTAGATAAGGTATCCGCTGCTATTTGCTTTACTAATAGTTCAAATATTAAGCCTGTGTTTTTATACTTACTGTGTTTAATACGCATCTTAGGTATGTCTTTGTTATAAATAGTGCTTAATTATCTAAATCTTTAATATTCTCTTCATTTAAGAGATCCGATTCTTTCTCTGCTTCTTCTTCAAAGATATTTTGCTTTTTAGGAATAAATATATTCTTGTTTCTAAGAAAAACTGACATTGTATTGTTTATGTTTTCTTTTACATTTTCATTATCACTTGGAAAGCCGCCTTTCATTCCTTGAACTCCTAGTCTATCTCTTCCTCCTACAGGGTCTGCATTTGTGCCTAGTATAGACATTTTCTCTCTAGGTCTTCCAGGTTTAGTTTCGTCATACCCTGCTGGTAATTCTCCTTGTTCTCTTCCGTATATTGAAGCTAAATCGTGAGGTGTTCCAAAAGACTGTCCTGTAGCTACTGGATCATTTCCTTCGTTTTCAATTTGAGATATTCTAAACTCTCTTTTAGCATCCTCTCTAATAAGTTCTCTCATTTCGTTATACTTATCTTCTGAGATATCAAATAACATATCGTAGATATAGTCTGAAGAGAATAGTTTGGTTGCTTGCATTTGAGTTGCTAAGTCAACTTTCTCTTTCCAAAGAGCTACTTTTTCTTGTTCATAAATGATAGAAGGAGTAGTTAATTTAATTTCAAAGTTTACTAAAGACTCTTTGTCGAATCCTTGCGAGTATAAATGTACTAAACCAATTTTAGTTAATTCACTTTCTACAATTCTTTGAATTCTTTCTACTGTTCTAGCAAAACGAATATCTTCTGCTGCAAGAGTTGCTTTACCTGTAAGGTCTTTTTCAAATCCAAAATATGCTTTTGGCACTTTTAGTGCTGCAAACATCTTATCTCTTAAGTATTCGATATCGTTTGTACCATCATACTCCAATCCTTTAGTAGTCTCAATTCTTGTAGATGTATCTCCTCCTCTAACCGGTAAGTAGAAATCCTCCATCATGTTTTGCATGTTGAATTTCAAGTTATATTGACCTGTTTGTGGATCTACATATGGAGTTTTCTTAATATTGTTAATTGTTTTTTGCATGAACTGCTCAACTTCGTTTGGTGGAATAGATCCTACGTTAATGTAGAACATTCTCTTCTCAGGAGCTCTCATGATTCTGTGAATCAACATTGCATCCTCCATTAAAGTCAATTGCTTGTAAATTTTTCTAGCTGGTTCAATATAAGCTCTACCATAAGGAAGGTAGTTTGTATCTGATAGTAATCTGAAATGGGCTACTTCGTAATTATCTAAAGCGATAACTGACTTACTATTATTTGGAATATAGTTTGGATCTGATGAAGAAGCTAATCCGTCTGGATCGATTGAGAATGTTACTTTAGTTGGATCTTCTTTATCCATCCCTTCATGTCTTACCATATGGTAAACTGTATAAGGAAGAACATTATAAACACCAAATTTTTCTGATATTTCTAATTTTAAAAAGAAGTCCCCGTACTTACACATATTTCTAACCCATGACCATAGGTTAAATTCGATGTTCAATACATCGTAATATAAATTATAAAGGACTCTTTGTATGTTTTCGTCTGTAGATTTAATAGAAAGAACCTCTCCCATTGCACTCTTTAGTGTAGACTCATCTGCTAGTATATCTAGAGTGGAAGCAATAAGTGGATCTGAATCCATTGCTTCATAGTCTGAGTAAAGTTGTATCCTTAATGTCTGGTAATTAAGGTTTGGGTTAAATATATTTTTATTATTGTAAATATATAGACGAGAGAATCTATCCAATAGTGAATTGGTTTGATATTTCCCTGTTGATTGTATGTGATTAATATCAGCAATCTTCAACTCATCCCCTCCTACGTTTCTAACTAATATATCAGTCGAGAATAATCTCTGGAGAGAGTTAAATAAATTTCTTTCTGCCATTTTAAAATGTTTTATTTATAAATAGTAACTTATCTTATTAGCCAGGTTAAGTCCTCTTGACCATATGGCGTTTCCATAAGATAAGGATTATTCTGCATAGGAGCAACGTTATATACGCCAGGATCTCTTTGATTCAATCCAACAAAAGCATTCATTGTAGCTCTTGAAAGATCCATTCCTTGTTGTCTCATACGAATAGCTGTATCTCTAACATATAAAGCTGTTGCAAAAGCCATAATTAAATCGTCGTTATACCCCGATTGTGCCTGTGCTTTACCATTTCTCCATATGAATACTCTCATTTCGGCTAATAACCTCTTAGATTGCACTATAACCGATCTTTCCCGTATGTATTCAGTCATTTTAGCTATTACCAGAGGTCTTGTTTTAAGAGACATTGTGAATCCAGGTACTAATTTATCTCTTTCGTACTTAGCCATATACGATTCAACTGTCTCATTATCTGATCTTGATGAATAGTATAGGTTTTTATACTCTCTGGATAGTACTTGTTCAATGGTTGACCATCCAATATTGGCATTCTCTATTACTAGAAGTGCATCACAGTACTCTGTTGCTATTCCTACCAATACGTTTCCGTATTCTTTAGGTGATATCTTACCTTTATATTCTGCCACTTGTGTACAGCTTTCGATATCAAAGACATGGAAGCCAGAGTAGTCAGTAGAGTCCCCTCTAGCGACATCGGCAACAACCATATAAGACTTTTGATAGTCAGGTGATTCCCATATCCAAAGATTTCCATCTACGCCTCTCTTTTCCATCGGCTCTTTTACATATGTCTCTTCGTAAAAAGCCATATTTTCAACCTCAATTACTGAATCTCCAGATGATAGGAAGTCACAGTCACACTCTTGAGCGGCATGTTTCTCTCCTAATTGTCTTGATTGTTCATCTCTCCAGTCTTGTGCTCTTTCAGGATGCACATCCCATTTTAATTTAACTGGTACAAACCCATTCTCTCCTGCTTCAGCTTTTTCCCATGTTTTATGGAACCAGTTTCCTACACCATTTGGAGTAGAAAGAGCCATACATTGACCCCCTGTAGCAAGTGTTTGTTGTGCTGCAGTAAATGTTTCTTCAATATTATCAATGAAAGCAGCCTCATCTATTAGCAGTAACGATACCGCTTCTGAACGAGCAGCATCTGCATTAGATGATTTAGCTGTGATTTTAGAACCGTTTTTAAGTCTAAGAGATAATTTATTCTTCTCTGTAAAGGGCAACTGTAACCATTTTGGTAGATTCTCATACATGAAAATCGTCTTAGTTACAAGGTTTCTAGCTGTTGCTTGAGTAATTGCTAATGCCAGTACGTTCTTATCTTTATGAAAGATCATTAACCATAAAGCGTAGGCCGAGGCTAATGTAGAGATTCCTAACTGTCTTGATTTTAGAGTTATCAACATCTTTTCATCTCTGAATAAATGTAATACTCCTTCCTGGAATGGGTAGAGGTTAAATAAGATTCTACCTCTTGTTGGATGCTGTATGTAGCAATACTTCTTCATGAAGTAAGCCGGATCTTTTGCACACTTTATGTACTCCTGTGCTACTATTTGTTTTATATCTGCTTGTGACATATTATATACTTATATATTATAAATATGTGTATATAAAAAAACCCACCTTTAAGGAGTGGGCTTGTTTACTATTGAGTAATCTTATTTTCTGTTTTCTGCTAAGAATTTTCTTAAGTTGAATCCTTCTTGTAAAGCTTCTACTGCTTTTTCTTTAGCTGGAGTTTCTTTCTTTTCTTTACCTGAGAATTTTTTATCAAATTCTTTTCTTAATTTTTCTTCTGCTTTTCTTAATGCTGCAATATCTTTACGCATTTGTTTAACAGCTTTTTGATCGATATGTTCAGCATGCTCTCCTTCTTCTAAAGATCCTACTTTAGCCTCTAAAGCCTCGTAAACTCTTTTCATCTCATCCATTTTGTACTTGTGAGCTGCTTCGTTAGTACCGTGCTCAATCTCTTTCATCAATTCTTCAATTGATTCGTATTTTGGAAGAGGTTTTGCTTCTTCTATATTAGCTTCTCCCTCTGGTATGTTAAGTTCTGGTGCTGGGTTTGGTAGTTGGTTTGGATCGTCTTGACGTCCCATTGTGTAATCTACATTTTCTTCTCCTAAAGCATTTTGTACCATCTCTACTAAACGTCTTTCTTTAGCAGTTAATTTACTTTCTGCTAAAGCTTCGTCAACTTTTTTAGTATAAGCCATATCCTCGCTAGATGCTTCTTCCATAGCATCTTCTTTCTTTGCTTCTAAATAAAGTTGATTATCGTGAATTAATTCACTTACTAGGTCGTAGTTTTCTTCTTGAAATTGTGCTAATTCTTCGTCTGTTAATGGAGTACCGTCTGCATACTCTGCATAAGAGATGTATGCATCTACGAAGTCTGGATAGTCACTTGTATCTATTCCGTCAATTTCTACCGATTTAACGTCTACTGGTTGTCCGTTAAAAGAAACTTCTTCTTTAACAAGTTGTGTATTCTTTGTAAGTTTATTCTCTGTTAAGAATGTTCTTAAATTAAAATTATCTGCCATTGTGTTTTATTTTTGTTTATAAATAGTTTAGTTTTACTTAAAAAAGTTCTGAGTATATTGTATTAAGTGCGTTAAAGACTTTATCTGAGACTTTTTGCTGTACTTCTTCTGATGAGTATTTTAAATTTATTTCTAAATCAATAGGTATGTTGGTTTCTTTTGAACTACTATATACAAATTCTGGTGTTATATTAAGGTGTTTTCCTGAGGTATCTGCACTAACTATTGCTTTCCCTGCTTGATCTACTACTCCCCAAGCTTTTTCTGTTACTGATATTCTGCTTTGTAGGAAAGTGTTTAATGACTCGTTGTAGTCGTACTTTACTACGTGTATAACAATTCCTGTAAGTAGTTTTTGTTTATACACTTTCTCTACCCATACAAAAATTTCCTTATTTAATTCTCCCGCTATTTTTTTAACAATAGAAGATAATCTCTTATTAATATTACTATATGTTTCGTCAGGAATTTTACCTTGTAATTGAGCTATAGTAAGATTTTTTAGGGAAGGATCTTGTTTGTATAACGTATTTAGAGTACTTACTACTTCTTTAGAATCAGAAGGACTAACATTTACTTCATCTGAGCCTAATCCAATAGGTTTACCTTTTGCAGTTGTCTTTAATGAAATATGGTGTCCATTTACAACTATATCTGCAAGTCCTTGTGCTCCTCCAACATGTTGAGCTTGAATGTTATCTACTGTATTAAGCAGTTTTGTTAGTAAAACTTCTGAGATTGTTCCTAAGGAGTTCGGATCAAAGTAATTAAAGATGGATAGGTATTTTGAATAAGGTACTTTTATGTTTTCAAAAGCACTTCTTAATACTGCTAAATCTTCTTGAGTTACTCCATCCTCTTTCTTTTTTTCTGGTTTTTCCTCTTCCAAGACTACCCCATATTCTGAATAAATCTCTTTCAATATTTTTATATCGCTAGGATTATTCATATCCGGGTATCC